AAAAACAACTATAACAATAACTAGTTGAAGAAGGCAATTAATAACCATATCAGCAATATGAGGATTTCTATCTATAACATCCATACAGTATAAATAAAATAAAAGTGCCATAATCCAACTATCACCATGAGAAGTATCCTTCCCACCAGAGTGCATAACACCTCTCATAAATTGCCAAAAATTACCAAGATGCAATACTATTTTATGACTTATCTTATACATTAAAGTTTTAATAAAGAACTCCATACATTCTTTTGCAGCATCATCATAATCTTGCCAAGCATAATATCTACCACCACAAGCAATATAAAGCATAAGCATCCAATCTTGAATATTTTTATCAAGTTGAGATATATCTCCATCAACCCAAAAAAATCTATCATCATCATAATGGAGATACTTAGCAAGTTCATAAGCACCACCCCAATTAAAAGTCATGCCTATACGAATAAGATTTCCTGTTTCTATCTTTCTACGTAAACGCATAATCCAATCTGAGAAAATTATAAGATTAGCAGAAGGACAGAAAAACTCTCTCATCTTATCTAAATTATTCTGCAAATCATCAGTCATAAGAGAAGCAGCCTTTCGCCATTCCTGCTTCTGTCGAATTATTTCTAAATCAACAAGCTCAGTTTCCTCACCTCTAAGTTTAGATATGATAAACTTATGAACAGCACGAATAGATGATTCCAACAAAAAAATCTTCTTACCAGAATCATGAATATAATGTCGAATATCATCTTTATCAACAAACCCAGACTTAAGAAGACTTATTCCTCCACCAGTATTTAAATTTAACCAGTGAATACATTCTCTAGGATCCCATTTCATATGAAGAGTACCAACATGCTGCTTGGCATCAATTGCAATATGAAGAAAATTCAAAGCACCTGGAAGAAGACGTCGTATACGAGGAAAAGTTTCACCCCGACGAGCAGTATTCTTAGAAAAACCTAAAAGAACTTTAACCTGCTTAGCAGCAGTCATATTATTAGTAGAAAACACTACCCTAGGAAAGGTAGGTCCAACAAAATCTCCTTTAAAGTCCATTCTATAAGAAAAAGGTTCATAAACTGTATCTTCCCAACCTAATACGCGAACGCATCGGTCTACTAAAGAGCCTTTTTGATAATTGGATATACCACACGCCTCATAAAGATAATTCGCCGTAAGCTTACTAATAAGAGGACGAATATAAGTAGCTGGATAAATAGAAGTTTCAATAATAGCATTACGATGTTTCGTAACAGGACGAAGAGCGATATTACTCTTAGCAATGTAATATCGTCTATAAAATGATAAGTAAGAAGAAAAATGTTTTTCCTTTCTCTCCAATACTCGACCATTCAACATATAATACCTACAAATAATCTCAGCATAAACACTAGCAACCATATCTTCACTAGACGAAAACATAGCGCTACATCGAGAAATAGACTGAATTTCTCCATTAATATGATAAAATTGAAAACAACAGCTCGTATTTCCATCATGAATCTGACAAGGTATACTTCTTCGCTGCATCCTTAAATTTTTTT